CTCCGCTGAGCCGTTGGGCCCAAGTCACCTTACCACGGTGACATCCAGCGCAGTTTTAGGTATACCGACTGCGCGCGGCCAGAACGCACAAGGTGGTCCTCGGAAAGAGGCTCCAGAACCTGCATCGTTTTAGAATGCAAATCCTGGTAAGCCCTTAATGAGAGCACCTTATGCAGGGCGTCAGCATCCTCGATTTGGTTTATCGGGATGCGGGACTTAACTACCCAACCCTTGACAAGGGGGTTGTGCAGTTTACTCCCAATCCTCTGGGTCTCATACCCCAGAAAACTCTGACGACCCACAACGGGGGAACTCGGAAGCACCACCGGATAGTTGTTATCTAGCAACTTCCGCAGGTGCTCATCGAGCCATCCACAGGTTTGCCACAGTCCCCGCTCATAGAGCTGGTTTCTGAAGCTCACCAAGGAATTAACCTCCGTCGCGTCCCTGCGTGTAGAGGGCCACTCATGTCGGAATCTGACAGGTGTAACGTCATATCCCGCATAGTAGTCGCCCCCGCAAGACTCCCTGAACCTCCCGGTCCAGAAAGACTTGCCAGAATTGACAACGAAACCATAGGTTTCGAGCGCTTCTGTCACGCATGTGGTGTAATCCACAGGAACGATAATATCGTCCCCGTAGATCCGCACCGCCCCCACTAAGCGACGTAAGTCGCGGTGTGAGGATAGTACCGTGTTGGACGCTTTCTCAATCCCGAGCAAGACACATGTTAGAAATACCATGGCCTCAATCGGGAAGGTAAGCGCCGAACCCATAGACGCGAACTTGTTGAGGTGATAAACCTCTCCAAGTACGTCAGCCTTAAAGGACCTAGATGCCTGAACCGCCTCATCTGTTAGAGGATGGTTCCGCATCATAGCCCTTACCAGCTGATTCGAGACTCTATCGGACGCTTCACTCAGATCGAGCGTAGCGAGGGTACCCGTGAGGGATCCCTTTCTAGCCATCTCCTGATTAGGAGTCTGGTCTTTGAATCCGAGCATGCGATCGAGCGTGTCATAGCTCGAGAGCGCCTCTAGAAGTACGGGGAGAAGAGCTTGCTGGCTATACTGATTCCAGCTAGGCTCAATCCCAATAATCCTAGGAGTCTTGAGGGTCTTAGGGACAGAGATAACCCGAACGGGAGTCTCAGTCTCAGGTTCGAGGATGTCCACGGCCCCAAATCGGTCCTGAAAGGACCAATTCGGAAGGAGAAACTCACCAGCCGGTAAGATTCTCTCAAGCCGAGAGGTCCAAGTGCTGAGCGTAAACTTCTGATTTCCAGATAGTTTATCCGCAGTCGCCCCTGGACCATGCCTCGCGACGAGCTCCAGCTGATGGATTTTATTCTCCATTCGACTGAAGACACCCGCGAAAAGCATATCCGAAATCCGCAGAAACTCAGAAAGATCTTCTGGTGTCCTGCGGACGTTGGATTCATGGACATCCTTCTCACAATCGATGTATCCTTGGAAGGCGGATTTCGTCCGCTCTTTTGAGCATTCGATTTCCAATTTGCCGAAGATCAAAGTCAATTGTCTTACGGCAAATACAGAATCCTTGCAAGGATCCTCG